CGAAGCAATGGACTTGCGCCAGCTTGAGAAGAATGTTGACCGCGCAGTTAAGAATAAGATTGCTAAGGAACTAAACCTTACTCGTAAGAAGATCTACGAGGATATTGAGAAGTCCGTCGAGATTCAAAACAAGGGTGAATCGACTGACGCTTACTATCAAAGCGTAGATCCCAAGAACTGGCAGAGACGGAAGAACTTTATCAACTCCGTTCAAGGTCAACAAACAACCCGACAGCTTGGTATCAACCCAATGATGCAAAAGGTATCACCAGACCTTGTGACTGGTATCTACCGCACATTCGCGTTTGATCGACTTCAGAGCGCAATTAAGACTTCAGGCGATGTTGTTATCCCATACGGCCCTACATCATATTACAGCCTTCGTGACAACTTGATGCCCCAGTCACCAAGGTTTAATCGGGATGGTGAACTTGTTCCAGAGCAAAATAATGTTAGCACTGCGCCCAAGGAGATTGGATACAAAGAAATTACTAATGAAATTAAGAATTTCCCAATATCTAAAAACAAAGAACCAATACCAAATCTTTCTTCCATTACATCATCACTAGATAAATTTGAAGAAATGGGGACTAGAGATATTCCGATAGACTTTATTATTGATACTAAAGATAAAAAATATCCCACATATTTTACTGGTGGAAAAGAAAAAACATTAGAGCTAGCTGAATCAATAAAGAAAAACGGAATTCAATCACCAATGATTTTGGTTTGGGAGAATGACAAATATCCATATGTTCTTGAAGGATCTAGTAGGTATGATGCGTTGCGTGTGTTAAACGCCAAAGGTGAAAAATTGCCAGAAACAGTTCCAGCGTTGACTATTGTTGACACCTCTAAAGGCTCGCGATACATGCCGCAAGGAAAACCAAAGACAACAAGGCTTGCTTCTGAATTAGCTAAAAGGTCAAAAGTGCCATTGTCAAAAGTACAAGGTTCTGGCGCGGGTGGGTCAATCACGCCCAATGACATCCGGGCTTACATTAGCGAGCAGGAAGGTAAGTTTAAACCATTGGCGTTCCAGAAAGAGCCACCTATGGCAGTCGATCCAACAATCTCAGACCTAGTCGGAAGCGAGGTTGAATTCCAAGGTCGCGTTGGGACTATTGTGGATGATGGTGGGAGGCCAGTCCTGCAAGATGCTGATGGTGTTGTTTACGAGCTTCCGTTTGGTTACTTTACTGATCAGAGTTCAAGGCAACTTGGAGTAAGTCCTACCGGCAAACGAGTTATTGACAAGAACAACTTAATCAAAGAGTTTGAAGAAACCTCAAGGCAAGAACTTCGTGACATCTTTGGCTACATTGACGATACAACCGACAAGATCGTTGAGCTTGCAGAACTTGGTAATTCCGTTAAAAGATCCAAAAACCGCAAGTCGGAAATTGTTCGTGAGACTCCAGAATTTCAACAGTATGTTCGTGGCGTAACCGATCAACAGATACTACAAGCATGGGACAGAACAGAAAAAGCCTTGAATCGGGCAAAACAATCGAAAAACATAAATAATGAAGACATCAAAGCCATTATCGACAAGCTCGAAGGAGACATCAGAAACATCGAGAAGCTCGCGGAAGCCATTGATGTTCTCAAACAGCAACGCATTTCTCGTCCGTCTACTGGCCAAGAAGCAACGACAGCAGTATCAGGCACAAGCCAAGCCGATTTGATGTCCCAAATGGAGGCCGAGGCTAGGGCAGCTGGAGCGAAACGCAGAGTGTCAAGCATTGGTGCGCCAAGTCGCAGATTGGCAACACCGAGCATTTCCGAGTCTTATCGCAGGACTGGTAAAGAATATCGCAACCCAGCTCTTGCCAGAAGCATTTCTCTTGCTATAAGTGGGCAGTCGCAAGAACGCGACCGAAACAAATGAGCGACGAAGACCTATCAGCGATTGATAGTAAAGAGGCGATGAAAGAGTTCTTCCTTGAGGTCAAGGAAAGGGCTAAGCAATTTCCTCGGAATACTATCGAGAACTACAACCCGAATGTGGCGGCACAGATCCTCTGGATGCTGGCGCAGGGTGGGCGTATCAATGCTATTGCCAAGAAGTGCAAGGTGACGCATGAGACTGTTCGTGCGCTGGAGTGGAGGCATAACGATACGCTGGAGTCAAAGCGTAAGGAGTTCTCCAAACGCTACGCCATTGCTGCTGCTGAGTACACAGACCTTTTGTTCGAGAAAGCCGAACAACTTAGCCGTGACCCAGACCAGCTCAAGGCAATCTCCCCAGACCGATTGGCGTTGACTATTGGAATTATGACCGATAAGGCTGGACAGCTTTCTGGCATGGCGAGTACCATTGTTGAGCATCGCAAGGGGCCGTCTATTGATGATGCCGCCAAGATGATTGCGGAAGCTAAGTCTAGGATTGCCAATAAAGTCAAAACGCAAGCGGTAGAAGCCGAAATCGTAGAATGATACCAGAACCAGAATCAAGATACGCTGATTACGCTAAGGATGGTGGTAATCTTGTTCGCCACTACATGGTCGAGCATGACGGCGTTCAGCACAAGTGCCACACCAGTGTTTACGCTTCGTATCTAGCAGAGAAGTTTGACGCTAAGATTTGGAATGTGGTGCTGGAGAAGTTCGTCAAGCCCTTCATTGGCGTATGCAAACATTGCAAGAAGCGTCGAGAGCTTCACTTTGTTGACGGGAATAGAGGGTCGTTTCCAGCGGAAGAGGATGCCTTTTGTTGTGAGGAGTGTGATAGCGTGTATCACATCAAAGACATCCTAATGGAGACTGGTGCATATAAAACGAACTAATGCAGTGGCGCAAACATCCAATTCTTCAGCCTCCCAGCGATGACGAGGTAGCCTTGATGGAACCAGATGATCTCATTGAGCTTCATCGAATCTACCATGAGGCTATTGAAAACGCTGAGAAAGACCCATTCCGATACGGGTTTAGGCTTCCTCATTGGGAGAAGGCTGAAGAGCAATTGTCGCAAGTCTCTGAGGTTCTAGCACTTGGGGGGAATCGTTGTCTTGCGCCAGAGCAGGAGATCTATGATCCAGTCCTAAAGCGTAGCAAGTGCGTGATGAGCCTAAATAGCGACTTCCATGTACACGCTTGGGATGGCGAGAGGGTAGTTATAGCCAAAGCACAACCATCCTTTAGGAAGGATAAGCAGGGAATTTACGAAGTTATTCTGGATAACGGAGAATCATTCCGATGCTCAAAATCTCACCTTGTCCTTCACAAGTTGGGGTGGATGCCAGTCGGAGACATCAAGCTGAACGACGAGCTTTCAAGCCCATTCTGCGCTTACCATCCTCAGTCCAGTTCGGAACGCAACCCTTTAGAGTCACCTCAAGATGGCGAGCATTGCTTTCAAACAGTTCAAGATTCTCAATGCGATTATCGTCTTTCACTCCGTTCTTGTGGTGAACAACTTCCGTGCGGGTTAAATACCGACCAAGATGTTTCTCCATCATTAGACGATGCTCAAGGATATAGCGCGTGTGCTTGCGAGCGTTCGGGTGGTTTGGGCAATAAAGCTCAATGTATCCGTCCTTGTTCGCGATTCTGCCACCTTTCCATTCGGGATGTCCTTCGCCGCTTCGTGGCCCTGTCCGCTGACATTGTATCCCGTGCTTTTTGCAAACCTTGTAAATCAACTTCGCGGTCACTCGTGGATCTAGCTCCTTTGCCAGCTTTTCCGCGATATTCGCTTGAGTCCATCCTTCGGCAATCCAAAGGCGTATTTGATCTACTGGGTAAGTTATTGAGTTGTGCTTCGGCATACCGACACCCTATCTATTCCCGCCGAGTTGTCAAGATCAATTACCTCCGAGAAGATTATGTCTGGGATTTTCATGTGCCAGTCTACAACAACTACATTGTAGCTGGGGTTCCCCATCACAACTCGGGCAAAACTGCGTGGGGTTCTTACTGCGTGGTCAAAGCCGCCATCGAAAACCCAAAGTCGGAGATCTTCTGTTTCGCTCAGACCTCGGAGGTAAGCATCCGCCAGCAACAAAGCGCGGTGTGGAACTGGTTGCCGCATGAGATGAGGACAAAGCAAACCTCGGCTAATGCTTACATCTCATACACGAAGAAGAACGGCTTCACGGATAACTCGTTGATCCTGCCTAATGCGTCACAGATCATCTTTAAGACCTATTCTCAGTATCAGAACAACCCAACTATCCTAGAAGGTGCAGAGCTTGGTAGCCGTGACCCCCAGTGGCACAACATCGGAGTATGGCTCGACGAGTACCTTCTTGGTAACGAGCTTATTGACACCTTGCGCTTCCGTCTTGCTACCCGCAACTCCAAGATGCTGGTGACATTCACCCCGATTGATGGGTGGACGGAAGTGATTAAGGAATACTTAGATGGGGCTGCAAGCGTCCAGAGCGTCGAGGCTGAGCTGCTCAACGGCGAA